TCCATAGACCTTATGATGCCAGGGAATCCATTTTGCAAAGTGATTTACATAGGTCCACACCCTTTCAGATTTTGTATGAAAGATGTGTGCACCATATTTATTCATAAGAATTCCGTTTGTATCTCTATAATCATAACAGTTTCCTGCAATATGATCCCGCTTTTCAAGTATAAGTACTTTTTTTCCTATGCTCGCATATCTTTCAGCAAGTACACATCCTGAAAGACCGGCGCCCACAATAAGAATAGTCATGTATTAATTAGAATAATAGTCAAGAATCTTAAGTATCTCATCTGCCTTGAGTGATGTAGTCTGTTTTACTTTGTTGATAAACTCCATCTCAACTAAATCAGGATGCACATACCAATCCTCATGTTCACCATACGGGTGTCCTGCATGAACATCTGGAAATACAATGATATACCCACGCTTTGCTAGAATTTCACGAGAAATCTTACGTGTCTCAAAATAATCTCCACGATAAATATCATGTTCAAGTGTAATCGTGGCAAACTTGTAGGTGTCAAGTACATCCCTATCCAAATTTTCAAGCGTTGTTAGTGTAGAGCGGTTCTCAACATCAAGATCCAACTGCAAGTAGTCAATATTCTTCGGAAATCCAACCTTCTCAAACTCATCACGGAAATTGATTTGTGTTGCATCACGAATCATATAATAGGATCTGGGCCGATGGATAGGATATAGATGTTCAAATGTATTGTCATACTCAATCATAAATCCAGACCATCCATATCTATTTTCCAGTAAATATGTATTATTCACACCAATCGGATGATTTGAACCTATTTCAAGAAAGGTTCCATTCGTCTTTTCCTTCATACACTTAATTACATAATAATCCTGCGCAGATTGACCATAGTATTTTTGCATTCTACAGTTTCTATCACCAATATCTTTAGGTTTAAAGTATTTACAAAGAATTCTATAAAATGCACCTTTTTTATATTACATGCGCAGTTACACCAACTGTAGAAAAATCTGTATTTTCATCTGATGTACGGTTGCTGCAAATTGTAAAGAGTATTGAATCTGTAAGAAAACAGGTTGCAAATCCATTTATTGTTCTCTTAGAAACAGGCTCTGCAACAGAAGAACAAAAGAGTTTTTTAGAGGGACTTGTTGATTTCTATATGACTATTAATGTGAGTTCACTTGTAAAGAGTCGAGGTGAAGCAACAATGATTTATACATTTCTTTCATCGCCCTGGTTTCAAGAAAATAAGGACCGATTTGAAACATTTAGCAAACTGTCTGGACGGTACTTTCTTCTTGATTCATTTGATATGACTCGTTATCCGCTTGACAAGATCTTCATTCGCTTTCGCTGGTTTACGGATGGTGAAGGTGTATTTGAAACGCGTTATTACAGAATTCCTCGTACAAAGATTGATGCATATGTGAATAATATGAATAAACTTGTCAATACTCACTATTATATTTTTAAACAACTTGATGTTGAACATATCTATTTCTTATGTAATTACTTTCCTCTTGAAGATACTATTTATGACCAGCCTATTGGACTAGGAGGATGGGGGACAGGTGATGGACGATATTTTGAAGAATAAGATTAGATAAACTTAAACCCCTTGAGTTTCTTAGCCCCCTTCGGCCACACAGTCTCTTGTAGGATCTTACGTGCATCTGTGAGTTCCTTTTCCTTGAAACCTGCTTCCTTAAGACGTTCTTGTAGTTCCTTGGTCTCAAGTTCGGCCTTGCAGTCTTCTATGCAGTAGCGTTGAAACCAGAGAACAAGTTTCTTCTCCTTCTCCGTACAATCTAATAGATTCTGCTTTGTGTAGAGTTCAGGATTTAATACACCCTGCACAATACCTTGTTGTTCCTCCTCTGAAAGAAGTTCTTTGAGAGTGGAAACAAGTTCCGTCTCTGCCTGCTTTACAAGGCTCATCTGCTCAGCATAAATCTGGTCCATCTTCTTTTTCTGATTCACTAAACTATTGCGCAGATTCTGCAGGGTTGTCATATGATTCTTCAAAAGATGCTGAATAATCTGCGCCTTTACCTTCATCTGTGAGAGTTCCTCTGAATCTGCTCGCTCCTTGTGAACACCCATATACTCTCCAACTTCAAGCAAAGGACGGAGTCCCTGTAGATAGAGAACAGGATCCTCGTGCTTGTAGAGATTTGACAGATAGACAATAAAGCGACCATCTTCAAGGCGCTCCAGATCAATATCTGCCGGCTTCGTATGACCCGCAATTCCATTTGTCAGGGAGACCATAAATGCAACCTTCACATCTGGGTTTGATCGCATATCACGACGCAGTTTCTCCACTTCATCTTTGTTAACAGCACGGCCATAATTCTTGGTTTCCCAGATAACCTTCATATTATTGTACATCATGTGATGGTCGCCACTCTGAGCCTCCTTGCCCTTAGCAACTAACTCAAATCCAGGCCCCATACCGAAGGCGCGGGTAATCAAATCCTCAACACGAAGTTCACCGAGTCGCCCCTTCTCCTGTGAGCCAACCTGACGATTGAGTGAATCGGCGAGTTTCTGCAGGCGTTCTTGAAGGGCCTGATTTTCACGTGATGCACGGTCTATCTGCTTATCTTTCTCAGCCAGCAGTTCACGAAAGGTGCTGCGACATTCATCCTGAATCTGCTTACGGAGGTCAGACTTCAAACTCTCATCGATGGACAACTTTGACTGTAGATGAGTGAGGGACTCCTCAAGGCCGCGCTTCTCTCGTTCAAGACGGTCGCGAGTTGTAATGTGCTTCTTCTCAAGTTGAGTGACAAGATCACTATTACACTCTTCACGAATTGTTTCCTCGGCAGCCTGGGCTGCAATCGCACCGAGGCGCAGGGCTAGCGAAGTTTTATCAGGAGATTCCATGTGATAGAACTTCGGTAGAGTAAAGGTAGCAGGCACACGTAGACTGATTTGAATAGGTTCCATTTAAATGAGTTTCGCGAAAAAAGTTTAAACCGTTTGACAGGGTAGAATGACCCTCCGTATACTGACTTACAATATACGTGGTCTTCCTTGGGTATCATGTCCAATTGATGATATCCTGTCATGGATTTTAAAACGGAAGTGCGATATTGTCTGCTTACAAGAAGTCTTTACACGAAGGCTCCAACTGGCTATTGAATCACAAGATGAATGGAATGTCTTCTTTTCAAAGGGAAGTACGTGTACTGGACAGGCGGCAGGATTTTACTCAGGCGCAGGACTCTGTACATTAGTTCGGCGGGATGCAAAGATACTTGGAGAAAGTACATTTACTCCGTTTATAGAATCAGGCGGCCTAGATCAATTTGTCTCTAAAGGACTACTTCATGTACCCCTAGAAGTAAATGGCCAACGGATAGACATTATAAACACACATTTTCAATCTGATTTTACACAGTTTCCCTGCTTTCGCATTAATTATCCTGCCGTTCGATTTAATCAAGAAAAAGAAGCGGACTTTATCTGTAAACAGTACGCATTTGCACTTCTCTGTGGTGATCTAAATCAAGACTCATTTCATTATTTTGAGAAATTTGATGAGACAGATGAAATCACATTTCCAGAAACTGGAGAACATTTGGATCATTTACTCTATTCAAGTGATATAGGTCATAAGTTTATCAATAAAAAAACAACATACATGCACGATATAACACTAAGTGATCATATCCCAGTCATCTATGAATTTGAACTCAAACCAACTCACACTCTTCACGACACACGGGACATGTTGTATTCTTCTTGAGCCACTGGATAATTGCATCTCTTTTGAAGACATGTTGGCAACTCGTCACTGCAGCCGTTGCCTCTTGAATAGCCTCAAAGGTGATTGGACAATCAGTACCTACAGCCACCTTTATAATTGCGCGAATTGTATGAGGCTTGAGAAATTGTTGAACAGGACACGGAACTGGAACCTCTTCTTCAGGCTGCTCTTCCAGAAGTCCAGGAATCTTTTCATGAAAACTCTTGAGAAAGAGACTACGAATACCAACTGCAGTCAATGGAGCTTCTGCCTTGAGTTTTGCTTGACACGCTGGATAGAAACAGGGTGCTGAAGAATCTAGAAAGTTATAGGAGTCGAGTTGAATTACAGGGAAACAGGTTGTATCGGTGGTAACGTAGAGATTTGTGATTCTCTGAAATGCTTTGCCCTCAATAGTGCCAAACAGATCACGATCATCCTCTAAAGCAGAATGAATAAGAACTGGATTCTTTTCACAAAGAGATAGAGGACCCAGTGCACTATTCAGAAGGACAAACTTTGGCCTAGGATGAACCTGAGTACAGGCTACAAAGATAGATGGAAACTCGTCAGGATCTAGGTGGTTAAAACTACCGCTGGAACGTTCGAAGAGATACATTGTTATAGGATACTATTTACTAAGGCACAGTAAAAAATTCAATTTTTTTGATTGTATTGACTTGATGTCTAGGCGATTACAGTAGTATTACAGAAGGGTGGAATAGGATATGCAGTCTGATTTGTCATGTAGGCACAGGTGCGATTGAGCAGGGCAGGAAGCATCTCCGTGTTATTGAAGGTTGAGTTCAGAAAGTGACTGGCATTGAGGAGAAAGGCATCCATAAAGGTTGCATTCATCAGAGTGCTATTGTAGAATGCCATTGCATTCTCCTGAATGACATTAAGTGCAGCAACCGTTACCTGCTGGACAACAGAGTTCGTCGTGATGAAGTAGAGAAGAATGAGTTCAGAATACATTGTATGATGGCTATACTGATACTATGGAAGGGGATGAAATCAAATTTTTTGGCTGGCCACCATTTTTGCTACGCTAGTATAGTATGAATATCTTTGAAAAACTTTTCTGTTTCCCCTCGTTCTCAATTCTCCGTTTTCTTATTGCAATCACTCTTCTCCAGTTCTGGTGGATTGCAATCTGGGGTTTGGCTTACATGGCAATTGAAGCAGTTGCTGGTAAGTCAAAGAACACCGAGTTCTGGATTTACATTGGCCTTTTACTCTGTACGGTTCTCATTATTCAAATGGACCCATCTCTTGTAGAGCGACTATAACGAGTCCTTTTCTTATGACGACGACGTGATTTCTTTGCAGGCCTGCGCATTCTACGACCACCCTTTGAAGGTTGCGATGGTACTTGTCTCAACGCAGTTAAAATTGACTGCCAGTTGGTTTCATCTGATTCACCTTTTAGATCAGGATTTTCATATAAATCCTTACCTGGAAAGGGCGGCAGAATTTGTATATAATGATCTGCGGGAAGTTCAGACTTTAGAACATGGACCATATCATCAAAAAAATAGACACGGTTTGCAAGATTTGTAGTCGGTGCACCAATTTCATTCAACATCGTCTGAATATCCTGTAGACGTTTTGGTTGTTGATCAGTTGATTCACGACTCGGATGATTGCGCGTCATCACAAAATCGAAGAGAGGCTTCTGGCCAAGTTTGTTTTCAATGGCTGTTATAATAAGTCGAATAAAGTTCTCATCACCATTGTTTGTTAAGATTCCCTGAATAGCAACGCGCCCCGTCGTTTTTGCATCATTTGCGAGTTGAATCACTTGAAGTGCTTTTGGATTAAGAAGTACATAATCATACGGATTAATCGCTGGATTCTTTAAAAACACATTCGGGTCAAAATATTGCCCTGAAAGTGTTTGGTCTACGTCCCAGACGAGTACAAGCCCATCATCCATTTCTAATAGTACCCCGTATATTCTCTTAAATCATCTAAGGCTGGCGGAGAGAAGGCACCTACATCCCTCGGCGTAGCCTTCGCATCAATCGTCGGTGTACCTGCTAAGCATCTCTGCTGTGCAATATCATAGACATCCACAAGCACTTGATCAAAGAGGCTATCCATCTTACCCTTTTCTGTCGGTGTCATATCTGACGCAGAGCAGAGACGGCTGATGAGGAAACGTCCACGCGTCTTCCACTTATCGAAACTCAGGCTGAGATCACGTTCAGGAATTGTCTTAGCAAAGCAGCGACCTGTAGTTTCCGCAACCGGCTCAATATCATGTGCCGTCATAAATGGTTGGTAGAGAGTAGCATTTACAGTCCCATTCACAGCAACAAGATCGCGCTTCATACAGCAGAGTTTACCCAGGAGCACCTTCAACTCATCTAAATCCGGGTTTCCTTCCTCAACCGAGCCAACTCTGTCCTGAAAGGCACCTATAATGGCCGCTGCCTCATTGCTCTCATGGAGACAATCGGGTTGTCCCGCACCCACTACAGGGGCACCAAATCCCTCGGCAAATTTGGGCATTGTCTTTGCACGGCAGAGCATAACAAAAGAGAGATAGGCCACAAGAACACCCACAACAACTCCTAGAACTGCCCAGACTGAAAAAGAAAATTGACTAAATCCACCTGATGATTCCATACTTAATTTACCCTATAGTATGGTCTTTTTTTTATTGTATTTATATCGGAATGGGTGCGGAAACTTCAAGAAGATGATTTGCCGAGTCTAGAAACCATTTACAGAGTTCCCCTTTGGCCGCCGCCTTATCGTTCATCAACTTATCAATGCTAATCAACTCAGGCCGAGTCTCCTCCATAAGATGGACATGATGCACCTGCACAATACCCTGCTGGCCAATTCGTACGGCACGACCAATTGCCTGGTCCATCAGAGCCTTTGTCCACCAAGGAGACATGAAGATAATTCGATCGAAATGCTGAAGGTTGAGTCCCACACTTCCAGACTGAAGTTGGAGAATGAGCACCTCAGTGGTCTCTCCATCAAAAGGCTCCTTTGTCTTTTCAAGAACGGCATCTCTCTGTGCTTGTGTCTGTCGTCCACTGTAGGTCTGGACTCTCTTGACCCGGGGCAGAGAGCGCAAGGTAGTCTGAAGCATGTCCATCTCATCATAGAAGTTGGCAAAGATAAGCCACTTATGGGCCTCTTCTGATTGCTCGGTAATCAGAGTCTTAATCTTCGAGAACTTTGTACTATCCAGAGGCCAGTCTGTACGAGCATAGTAGGGAATGTTCCGCCTGCAGGCATTAATGTAGACCTGCGGATGAACGGAGATCTGCCGAAGAACAAGCAGAAGTTTTAGAATGGCCATTCTGCCTGCTCCCTCCTCCTGAAGAGCCGTCCATCTGCGAACAGCGGCACCCTGAATGCCTCTGTAGAAATCACGCTCATCCTTTGTACTAAAAGGGAGAGTGTGATAGTGGATGACCTCCTTCTGTGGAAGAGACGGAATCATCGGTCGTAACTCTGCAACT